GGCCTGCCCCGACATATCACTGACCTGAAGGTCAGCAGCCGAAGCGAACCGACGGCCTTCCTCTACGATGGTACCCAGAAGGGAGTAAAGTACTTGGCTCGGCTCCTTATAGGGGAGCGGCATGATATTATCGCGCATCGTGCCTGACGCCACATCGACGTCGCGCCACTCGCCCGGGGCAATGGGGGTGTCATCCCCCTTGACCCTCAACCCCTTGGTCTTGAAGCCCCCCGGGAGATTGCTGAGAGTGCCAGCGTCCACAAGCTGGCGGATAAGGCTGGTACCGGACTTAGCAAAAGCACCAACGAGGTGAATGAGACCGAACGCATAGAACCCAAACCCCGGGACATATGAGTAGTGTACGAAGTGGTTGCGCTTCCGTTTATGCTCGTCTTCCGGGTCCCAGTTACGACGGATAGACAGGATGGTCTGCGTGGCCTTATCAAGGGTCACCACATAGGGGACCGCAATGTCGCCCTCAGTCTCCTCTTCTGCGTACTTGTCGTCCGGGAGTATAAGATCGACATGCATCTCCAGCAGCTTGTACCGGTCATCAGTCTCGGCCCGGAACCCCATCTTCTCCGCGATGGCCTTCTCGACCTCATCGAATGTATCTGTGGGCTCCGGCATCTCCACATCACGGTAGAACCCTGAGGCTTGCAACTTGTGAAGCTCGTTAGGGGTCTTGCGCATAATGTGGGTGACGCGCCCAGCGACTTCCAAGCTGGACGCGCCATATGGTACAACCACATCCTCAGCCGGGATGTACATCGAAGCCTGACGACCCAGCGAGGGGTCATAATATACCTTCTTGAAGGCGTTACCTGACAGGCCGAGACCCCACAGCATCCGCTCATGTTCTGGCCGATACTCAACCATCACATCGGTAAGCTGGTAGTTCATATCCTCCTGAACCCGGGCAGCGGCGGCGCTCTTCTCCGGGGTCTCCTTACCGATGATCTCGGTCCGCACCGGCCCTCGGGCCGGGAATGTCTCAGTCATGGTCTCGGCTTGGAACTTGACTAGAGCTTCGCTCAGCAGCGGGTGGTACACACCGCAGGCCCCGGGCCACGGCTCAGTCCGCTCCTCGACCTTCATACCGAGAAGCTCAAGGCCGTCTACATAGGTCTGTATCCAGTCCTTGCGGGCGTTGATATCCTCATCGAACTCGCCCAGCAGGTCCCCTGCAAGCTCGGCCAACTGCCCATCATCGAGGGTATCCGCGAGGTTCTCACTGAACTCAGGGTCTTCAACCCCCTCGGCTTCCTCGGGTTCCTCGCCCTCCTCGAGGTCCTCGAGGTCCTCGATCTCGATCTCGATCTCCGGCCCCTCCGGCAAGTCAGCACCAAGACCTAGCGGGGCCGGATTAAGAGCCTTGTCGATGTCCATTTACTTGCCCTTCTTAGTGGTGGCCTCGACCACCGTCTTGGCGATAGCAACGACCGGAGAAACGGCTGCGGCTACACCCGCCACCGTCTCGACTGCGTCTTGGACGTCACCGATAGCGCGGGTAATCTTACCCAGCAGGCCACGCTTCTTATCCTTACGTGCAGTTTCGGTCTTGACGGTCACGGCGTTGGCCTCTGCGATACCCGTCTCGGGGGTGAACCCTAGACGCCGCATCTTATTATGGGCTTCCCGGCCTGCGTCATTCCACTTGGACCACTGGGTCTTCCCGACCCGGAATGTGTTCTCAACCATCAATAGTATCCCTTGCCTCGGTTTCGGGGGAAATACTGGATTTCGTCTTCTGCGTCTAGCGCAGTAGTCACATAGCCCCCCTTGCGGAACCTCATCAACGCCAGACTCAGACTATCGACGTAGTCGTCGTGTTCGCCACCGGGGAAACTAGCCACCTCGTCGATGACTTCCTCGGCCCAGTGGGTGTTGGGGGCCCAGACCCGGCCAGAGGCAAACAAGTCGGAGCACGCGTTGAGGCGGCTGATCTTGTCGTTACCCCGCGACGGGGTGAACTCCTGCACCGGGATACCCATAGCCCGCATCTCGTAGATGAGCGGAGCGCCTGAGGCTTTCTTCTCGATGATGACGCTGTCGGGTTCCCACTCCTTATACTCCTCGACAGCCACGCGTTTGAGCGTCGGGAACTCCATCCGGTCACGAAATGCGTTCAGGAGTATGATGTTGGCCTGCTCGATCCCGTTGCTGTCGGGGTGGTAGAACACACCCCACGTCGTACAGGCCGAATAGTCGGCCCGTTGGGTCTTCTCGAAGGCGGTATCCCACGCCATGAGGGTAAAATCGCACTGTGGAGGCACTTCAGACTCCCAAATCTGCCACCATTCGCGCTTCACGATAGCACTTTGGTCACCAGTCGGGTTCTGCTGGTACTGCGCCATCCACTTCGAGTTCGGCAGCTCCTCCTTGAGGGCACCAAGCTCTTCGGCGGACCAAAATTCAGGCCATAGGGGGTTGCCAGAGGGGAGAATGGCGGGGAACTCGATGACTTCCCACTCGTCACCACCGCGTTGGGAGGCGGATTTCAGCACTTGGGCGGTTAAATCTCTCTTCGACCACCGCGTATTATGGACCACAAGGCCGTTGGCGATAAAGTTCTCAGTGCGCTCTATCTCTATATCAAAAACCTCTGCCCGCCCTGCGGGGGTGATTTCGACAATAGGGTCAGCTATGAACTCGTAGGTAGTTTGCGGCGCGTTCGAGAACTTCGGGGGTTTTACCATACCCCACAGTGAGGTTACAGTCGTTGCACAGAAGCCCGCGAACTTTACCAGTGTCGTGACAATGGTCGATGCACAGCTTGCCGTTCCAATGCGCACGCGTGTTAGTGTCGGAAGGCGGCTCGCCACAGACGTCGCAGCGATTGCTACGTTCGGACACCATCCGCTCGTATTCTGCCATGGTGACGCCATAGCGATGCTTGATGCGCCGTGCCCGACGCTGCTCAGGAGTATACTCCGGGGGTGTATATTGTTTCCGGTAACACTGCACGCAGAAACCAGAGCAGTGAACCGGCGCTCCGCAAGCGCACGCTTTACCCTTCCACTTACCACGGTACCCCATGGGTTTGCGTGTCGCGTCGGGGTTCTTGCGGTGGTAGCATTCTCTGGACTGGCAGGCAGCGCATAGTCCGGGCTTGGTTTGGGACCGCGCAGGTCGCGCACATCCGTCGCTGCTACAAGGGACATACCCGGTGTCAGATCGCGTAGGCGTGCCCATTTCCGTACTCCGTCGTGCTCCACGAGAAACGGATGCCTCTCGTTTGCCCTGACGGTTATGCCAGATTGTGTTTTAACAGTAAATACGTCATCAACATCGTTTGACTGGAAATTAGTGACCTGTGCGGTGCTAAACCCCCCGCCTTCGTAGGTAGCCACCGTATCGCCGACACGTAGGTCATGCAGGGGCGTCTCACTACCATCGGGACGCAGCACGGGGGTATCCCCGGTCATACACATAACGATGACGATGGCCCCACCCGGCTGGAGGCGCTGCCTCGGCCCTGAAGTGTACCATTCGTAGGTCTTGTCGTAGATATCGGGGTTGATTTCGGCCAGCGCAGCTTCCTGCTCGGAGTGCGGGTCGTCGATAATCAGAAGATCGGCACCCTTACCGGTAACCGTACCCCCCACACCGATGGCGAAATAATCACCCCCTTTCGATGTATTCCACCGCCCAGCGGCTTTCGAGTCCGCAGACAGGGATAGATCGGGAAAAATCCCATGATACTGGTCGGTATCAACGAGGTTCCTGACCTTACGCCCAAATCCTACAGCAAGTTCTGCGGTATGACTAGTCTGAATGATCTTTTTATGCGGGAACTTACCCAAGAACCATGCGGGGAGGAGGTAGCTGGCAAATTCCGACTTTGTATGCCTTGGGGGCATGTTGATTATCAGCCGTTTTAGCTCACCCCGGGCCACGCGCTCGAACGCTTCAGCCATCTTGGCGTGGTGTCGTCCACCGATGAAGTTGGGCCAGACCTCACGGACAAACGCCATGAACCGCTCTTGCGCGGCCTTCTTCATCTTGAGCTGCTCAAGCTTCTCCAACTCCGCGAGCAGGTACTCCTGCTCTGCTAGGGGTAGCGCCGGGAGTATCTTCGGGATATCCGCCAGACTGATCTCGTTAATCAGCTTCATGTTGGGGCGACCACGCCTAGCCATCGGACCCCTCAGGGGTGCTCTCTTCGTCTTCGGTGGTCTCTTCCTCGTCCTCGGGTGTCTGGCGCTCGTAGACCCCCAGTTCCTCGTCGAGGTCCATGCCAACCGGGGTAACGTCGATGACGTCTGCATTGAGCAGCCGCTTGATCCGCTCTTTGATGGCCGACTCCAGCGCATCCGGGCTGTTGTAGTTGACGGTAATCTCGCTGCGGTTGGTGAATAGGCCCACGTCGCTATGCTTACCTAGAAGCTCCAACGCCCTTAGCTCGTACTTGGTGTCGCCACAATTGGCGATCTCGAGGAGTTTATTTGTCAGAGCCGCGCGCACTTGACCCACGTCGAACGCCAAGTTCTGACCATAGGTCTTCAGGAACCCGGCAGCCGCCAACGCAGTGGAGTAGTTTTTAAGTGGGGCGGCCTGCTGCCGTTTCGCCACGGCCTCGATCAGAGCCTTCTCATGTTCCAGTACGCTGGGGTCCACCTCCAGTGGGGCCCCCATTGCTTCCAGAAGCTCTGCTGTATTTGCTGCGACCGCTACTTCAGACATAAAGTCCGGGAGTTCGGGTTCTTCGAGGTGGAACGGAACCGGGTGGTCGTTAGACGGTTCGACTTTAATAACGGGCATAGGTGCAGCGTCCGGTTTGAGGGAGCAGACGCGCATATAAGCGTATAGCGCGGTAGGAGTAAAGGCCCACCAACTATATACCCCATAGGGGTAGGGGACCCAAATTAAAGATGACGGGGGGTGTTTCCTGAGCGCCGGGAGTGCGGCGGCTGGCCAGAAAAAAGAGGGGGTAGCCCCTCGAAACCCGGAGCGGACAACCCGGAGCGGACAACCCGGAGCGGACAACCCGGAGCGGACAACCCGGAAACCTAAAGTGTGCCGTCGAACGTGCAAAACAGTATGTATATATGAGCGGTAGGTTTCTCCCCTGCTTCGGGGGTTGGGGGGTAGTGGGTCCGGCGAAACGTCAATCGTTCATCCCCTCCCCCCCTGCTTTTCTAAACCCCTGATATCCCTAGGCTTTCTTGCCTACTCGGGTAAGCAAGGCGGGATTGACTTGCCTAGTAATACGTGGCACATAATAGGGGCAAGGCGGGTTGTCCGCTTCGCCTAGTAATAGAGAGCCAATATCATGACTAACATCACCGTGAACACCATCGCCCGCGCTAACCTTACCGCTACGGAGGCAGGCGCGTTCCTCCCCTTAGCCGCGCAAGCCGCTATTAAGGGCAAGGCCACTATTGACAATGCAAAGGCGCAAGGCGCGGCGGCCCTTGCTGTTATGGTGGCAGGCTTTGCCAGCGATGAAATGGCCGCGCACCTTTGGGCCTTTGACATTAAGTCTAGCGGTGGCGACGTTCATTCGCATATCACTTGCACGGGTACGGGCGAATTCGGGGATACTTCCTTGGCATGGGCGCGTAACGGTGAAGGCGCTATCAGTAAGACTGCACAAACCGCATACAAGACCGGCCTGCAAACCGCGTTCTTTAACCTGCCCGAGAGCGTCCCCGCTGTTTGGACTATGGCCAGTAAGGCTATCCCTATGGCGCGCGCCATCCGCGAGGAAGGCATGATTGCGGTAATCGAGAACGGCGAGCTTAAGCTTTCCGGCGGTCTTAGCCCGCGCGCTGCAGCAATGCGCGAAGCTAAGAGCCTAGCCGCCCTAACCAAATCGGTTAAAGGTGAGACAGGTACGAACCGTGAAGCGCCGGGCAACGACAAGAGCGAAGGCGAGGAAGGCGCGCGGGTTGCTACGCCCGCTGAAGTGTTGGCAATGGCAAGCCGCCTTTGTGAAGGCGTATCCAAGGGCGAGGAAGCTATGAACAACGCTGCCCTGTCATTCGCGCGTAAGATCGCCGCCCTAGTCGCCGCCAACCCCGAGGCCTTCGCCGACGCCTGACCGGTTCGAAGCCCCCTGCCCCGCGAACCCATATGGTTCGCGGGGCTTTTTTGTGCCTGCGGCCCGCGCGGCGCGGCGGCGCGCCGTGATAGTATGATAGTTGGGAGGGGCGGTAGGTCTTAGGGTGATTGACGTACGTCTAACAGCGTACAATCTGACCTATCCATAAAACAAATAGGTCGTTGCTCAGGTATGGCGCGGGCCCACGTACCCCACCTTTGCTTACCTGAGTAGGCTAGGTGTAATACTTGAGCGGGTCGCTGCCCTTTGAGTAGGCCCACTCCAGTTCGCCCTCCCCCCAATCGTCATCATTCGGGGCTGTACAGTAGCGGCTACCGTCAAGCTCGTACTTCCACTCGATGTTGGGCGGGATAGGCCGGGGGATGCGCTCGGGCGTAGTGGGGGTTGTGATAGTAGGAAGGGCGGTAGGCGCAGGCTGGATTGCGCTTAGGTCGCCCTGAACACGTAGGTAATCGTGGAGCGCCACAGACACCAAAGCAGTGAGCGAAATACCACGTACAGAAGCAGCGGAAACAGCGCGAGCGCGCAATTCGGCAGACAATCGGAAGCGAAGTTCGGGTTCCATGCTAATCTCCAATTTCCGCAGATTGCGGAGTATTTGCGGATACACGGTTTTCCAACGGGTGCAAGCAATTCCGCAAATACTCCACAATCTGCGGAGTCAGGAAAAATTACAATGCCGCAGATACTCCGCAATCTGCGCGCCCTCGCTCCGCAGATACTCCACAAATACTCCACAATCTGCGCAACCCCTCTCCGCAGATACTCCACAAATACTCCACAATCTGCGGAGGGCAAAAATAGGCGTTTTCCGCAGATACTCCGCAAATACTCCGCAATCTGCGCGACCTAACGTAATAAAAACGCCTAATGTAAGGTTCTTTTGTAATGTTTTTGTTTTATAACATTGCAGTGATTTCAAGCACTTGCTTGTAATGTAATAATGTAATGGAGATTTTGGAGGGCTTTCCCGGAACCGGGATCGCGCGAGGCCCCCAGCACGTGATATTTCCATATATATATATATATGGTTTTTAAAAAAACCTTACTTTATTACAAAGCCCACAAAATCACGCGTAACACATTGGTTTTACAGGCGTTCTTTTGTAAGGTTTTCTGTAATGTTTTGGTTTTTGGCCCCTCACATTATCACACACCCAGCAATATCAAGCACTTAGCAATTCCGTTCAGAAAAGGTATACTCCATCGTGAACAGAATGGCGCTCTGGCACTTTGGCGCCTCTCCTTCCTTACTCAGGTAAGGTATCGCTCCTCGCTAGGACTTGACATTGTATGGTTACCCTGCTATACGTAAGGAGTCGGGGCAGAGAGTACCCCGCGCGATCTGGCTACTTCGCCATTTACCTTACCCGAGTAAGCAAGGAGAGACGCCATGCAATTAAGAACAGCAACGCTCGATGGCACCACCATCGCCTACACCGACGAGACCGAGTTCCTTGTGGAGATTGGCCGCCACCAAGGCAGCTACGCTACCCGCTACGCGTTCACTGGCAACCTCGCACAAGCAGTGCTCTACTTCAACGCGATCAACATCGGTAATGGGTATAAGAAGCGCCTCCGCGCGCCCTCATTCAACAAGCCAGTACTGGCCCGAGCCTACAGCTAAGAGAGACGGAGCAAACGACATGACCAAGACCACCACGATCGCTGGCTGGAAGGCCCGCCCCTACGTCCAAGCCAAGAAGGCGTTCCGCAACCACAACAACCAGCTATTCGCCCGCTGGGAGACCCCACTACTATACGTGGTCTACTCCTATGGCGACCACTGGCCACTGTTCGTCTGGGATGGCTCCGACTGGTACGAGAACGAGGACAAATACAGCCCCACCACCACCAAGCACCGCAGCCAGACTCACCCGCTCACCCACACCGCCAAAGTAAGCCGGACATGGCTCCGCACCATGATCGCCAACCGCAAGGGCAACCAAGCGCAGATGGAACGGGTACAAAACAGCCTGATGGGGTTAGCAGCGTAACAGGGGGCGGGGGTAACCTGCCTACCTTACCCGAGTAAGCAAGCCGCGCAGCGACGAGGAGCAAACACCATGCCCGACCACGACACCAACCCTAACCTACTAGCCACACCCCCCGCCTTCCCGTTGAGGGACATAATCGCCCAGTACAAACAGGACCCCGTAATGACCCCCGCCAAGTGGGCACACTGGGCTGCTGACTGCGCTGAGCGGGTACTGCATATATACGAGCACAGC